TGAGATGGAAGAGAGTTTCAAAGCCCTGAAGGCACAGGAACAGAGTACCGGAAATGCCACCTTCACCGAAAAATCGTCTTTAAGATTTACACCATCTAATTTTTAATTTATAAGCAATATGGAAAAACAATTAGACATTACAAAAGCAAAGAAAAAGAGTGTTAAAAAACCGGAAGTGGAAATGGTTAGCTATTCAATAAAAATGGTTATTCCGACCGGACAATACGCTAATATTCAGCCGGAGATTATCGTAAGGGGCGGAACAATCGAGGAAGCTCACAAGTTCGTCGCACCGCATTTCAATAAACTGTGGAAGGAGTACTATTTGATAAACGAAAGGAGACCGGAACCTACTCCGGAGGTAAAAACAGTAGTTGCAACTCCATCTCCGGTAACACCGTCGGTCCCCCAACCGGTATCCCCGACTCCGGTAACACCGGAAGTAGCTCAGCCAGCACCAAATCCGGTGGTAACCGTTCAGCCGCCGGAAAGCAGCGTGGCTTTCGTGAAGGCAAAACAAGCCATCGAATCCTGCCTCAGCGTTGAAGCCTTTGAGATAATCTGCAACCAGGTTGACGCATCGGTTAAATTAACTGAAGAAGATAAGATTGCTTTGGCACCTATCCTTCAGGAAAAATATGAGAAAAGCGGATGGAAAATAATTTAATACTACCCCGTAATAGACTGTCTTGGTCTCAGATGTCCTGTTGGATTAACAGTCCTGCCAGATTTCGGAGAGAGTATTTCGAGTGTGGAAAGAAATTGGATTCGAAATACTTGAGGTTTGGGAAGGGTATCGCCGAGCTAATAGAGAGCGGTAAGCACAAAGAACTGCTGCCAGAGCTTATAGTATACGAAGTAAGAGAGTTCGAAATAGTAACGAACATCTGCGGAGTGCCGGTACTATCATTCATCGATGACTACGACCCAGTCAATAATGTTTTTCGTGAGAAAAAGACCGGTAAGATTCCCTGGGATATGGCCAGGGTGATAAAACACGGGCAGTTAACTTTTTACGCAACTGCGTTGAAACACAGCGTTGGTAAGATTCCGGAGTACTGCCATTTGGACTGGGTACAGTCAAAAGAAGTGAATGATGAGAGCATTGAAGATTTCTGGAGAACCAATGAAAAAACAATACAGGTAACAGGGTTGATTAAGTCTTTTTGCCGTAAGTTTCATCCTATTGAAATAGAGCGTATGGAAAAATTAATTGTAAAAAGTGCAAACGAGATATCAGATGCTTACAAGAATTTTTTGAGAGAGATATAGCTATGTCCCATACAAAAGAATATCAAAAAAAATACAGAGATGAGCATAAAGAGGCTTGTAAAAGATGGAGCAAGAAATGGTATCTAAAAAATAAAAAAGAGCATAACAAAAAGGGGAAGATATGGCGTGAAAATAATAAAGATAAAGTCAGGTTATATCAAAAAGAATACTATCTCAAGAACAGGGTAAGGTGTGTTGAAAAAAATAAAAGAACATATAAGACCTGGATTGATAAAAATAGAGAAAGAAAAAGAGTTTTGACTCGCTTAAGTTACCATAAGTTTATAGAAAAAAGAAGGGTCGGAGCGATGAATAGTTATTATAAAAACAATGAAAGGGACCGAAGAAAAAAACGTAGAAAAATAGACTCGCTCTATAAACTAAGAGAGTCGTGCAGGAGTAGAGTATATTGTTTTTTAAAAAATAAAAGATTGACTAAGAAATATCATTTTTCTGAATATATTGGATGTAACGTAAAAAGTTTAAAAATACACATCGAAAAACAATTTATGAGAGGAATGACTTGGAGAAATCACGGGAAATGGCACATAGACCACATCATTCCACTGAGCTCTGCAAAAACAGAAGAAGCTATCTATAAGCTGTGTCACTATACTAACCTACAACCCCTATGGGCTAAGGATAATTTAATTAAAGGAAATAAAATATTATGACCAAAGATGCAATCAAATTAAAAAGTCAGGAAAAGGTTAAGGCCATTCAAACCTTGTGCGAACAACTGCAAATCGTCATCTCGGCCGAACAGATGATAACTCCACAGGGACTAATAAAAAACGTTGTTTACTATAGTGATGTTGAAAAATACACTATAGATGAAGAACCAATAACCCCAAAACCAAATGTATAGATTGCCAATTTACAATAAAAAAGAGTTGCGACTATCCTTCGAGTTCGGGTTAATATTGTCAGAGGTTGCGAAAGAAAAAGATGTTAAGCTGACTCCCGAGATGGTAATCGAAGCTGAGGACATTTTAATCAATGAGTTGAAAGTAAATGGTCTGATTAAAACGGCTATGAATTTCAACCACCTTGTACTTGCAGCGTTCGAAGTATAGTAACTAAAAAGACACCCCCACGGGGTGTCTTTTTTGGTTATAAACCCTTGAATCTATTAGCTCCAGAATCTGATTTGCCTTTTTCTCTATCCTCTTTTTTCTTGTAGTAAGCCTTGGTTTCCGGCAGGTTATATTTGCCAAACAGAGCACCTCTGACGTAATTTAATGGATTCTGATTAACCCTGTACAGCAACGTTCCACTAGGGCTCCGTACCGCTCCCTCGCTCACGGCCTTAACTCCCTGATACCCTCTTTCTATCTGGGCTCCCATTGGTACAATATTTGTAAATAACGATTTGCCAACCGCCGCAACTCTTTGCCCAACGTCTAGTGTATTTCCGTATTTATCTTCTCCCAGAACACCGTTGTTATACAAATCTATCAAAAACTGGATTGCCGGAGGCATACCCCATCGCAGCGTCTTGAATGAATCGTCCCACTTCATACCAAATGCACTACCGATGAATTGAAACAGAAACATCGAGCTGACAATATATCTGATGAGTTTAGCGTACTCCTTATCGGTTATCATATTTAAGATAAACTCAGTCTGCTTTATTCCGAACGTCTGAAATTGTGCAGCCGTTCTGGCTATCGGGCCGGTTATTGCCGCAGGGGCGTCTAGCGGGCCGAATCTGAATTGCGTCTTTTCCGCTACAAATTTTCCATAATCAACCGCATCTTCAAGGGTCGGAGTGTAGTTTGCCGGCATATCTCTCCCTAGACCCAGTCTGAACTCCTTCGGTGTTATTTTTCCATCAAGAAACTTAGCTTTTGCCCCGTAGTATGCGGCACCACGATTCACAAGTTCAGAGGCCTGCATATTCAAGAATAGAATGTTGTCCCATTGCTCGGCCCATTTCTTTACAGCACTGTACGTTCTATCTTCAATAAACGGTGAAATTAATACACTGTTGTCGTTCAATTCTTTTCCTCCGAATTTAACTAAATCTAGATACCCACGTAAGGTGTATCTGGTTTTGAGGTCAGAAAATGTATTCACTCCCTGGGTCAAATTTTTGGCAAAGGATGTAAGGGAACCGCCTATCTTAGCTCCGGCTATCATTTTTCTAATCATCCTGGTGATTTCTAGGGTCGGTCTTGCTCCCAGTCTGTCGCCAATCAGCGTTCTTATGAGGTTATCGACGCTCGTTTCGGCTTCCGTCGGTCTCATATTAAGGGCAGACACACGTTTTTCAATGTAGTTTAACTGGCTAACTTCAGTAAGATGAGCCGTGGCTTTATTGAATTCTTCCAACGCTTGGTCTATATTCACCTTGCGGGTGGCACGCTTAACATAGGCATCCAGGGCGGCCCAGGTGTCTTTTTTGTATCCCTCCGCTCCCTTTCTATGGAGTAAAAACGGGTCGTAGATGCTCTTTGCAACCTTCTTATCGATTATAGTAGCAATTTCTTCCGGAATCTCACCGCCTCTTCCGAGTGGAAAGATGTGGGTGATGTAATCTGACAGACGGGCATCTTTTTCCATACCAAGCCTATCGGCCCATCCACTTAACCACGTTTTTATCTCTCCGGCAACTCTGAGTTCCTCTGCGTTCAATGCAATCTCTTCTCCATCAAGGAATCTAAAAATTCTCTCATTGCTTTCTTTCGGTACTTGTTTCGACCAGGCTGTGATTGTATCTATATTCCCAGGTAATTCTTTGGCATAGGCTTCATAGGCTTTTATCAGCCCCTGATACTCCTGTCTGGCACCGAGCTTTTCAAGAACTCTCCAGGGGGTCCGGAGTTTGTCGAGTATATTTACCTTTTCACTAACCGGAGTTCTTTTCTCTCCCTGGGCCACAACCTCCAACGGTTCCACGGTTTCCGATATATCCGGCGTAAGACTAGCTGTCTCTAAAGGCGTATCGCCAGGAGGGAGAAGCGTTTCAACCGGCACTTCTTTTGTAGTTTTTTGTCCGGCGAAGATAGGCTTGCTTGCCGGAACTTCCGGTTGCTGCGGCTCGCTAAGTAATTTTTTTAATTCATTCTTAAAGCTTGGAGGCTCGCTGGCAGCGAACTCGCTGAGCGGAGTTGATTTATCTCCGGCTAAAATCTTTTCGAATATAGGACTCATCATTCTAACCGCTTCCGGTTGCTTCCTTTCAACTAACTTTTTTATATTTTTATAAAATATTTTAGCTACTCTTTTCAAAAGAGATTCCATCTGAGGAGCCGATACTTTGTTTTCAAACACGTAATCAGAAAAACTCTGTGCAAAAAATTCTTCACTACTCTTAGCATAATAGTTGGCAGATGACGGACTTCCCAATCCAGTAAATAGCTGTTCCCTACTACGTAAGTCTATTCCGTTAAATACTTTCTTAACCGTAGCCCGCTCTTCTTCAGATAAAACCAAATACCATCCGGCGTGACCGAATTCGTGAACGAATGTTCTACTGGGTATATAGTTACCCTCATTGAACAATCCTTTTCGCATCTCAATTCCTGCGGTATTTGGGGCAATTTTTTTACTATTAGGTAAGTGCATAGCATTAAAATTCCCAGTAGCTGTTCTGAGTCTTGAGTTATCAGACATTTTAAGGTTAGCCAATAATTCATCATTGGTACCCTCGAATATAGTTCTAAGAATCGTAGCTTCCTCCGGTGCAAATGTACCGTTCGATACTGCTGTATCTAGATATTTACTAAATTTTTGAAATCCTGGCCTCTGAATATCTTTATCAATAATTTCTGTGCCTGCTGCCGTACCTTTCTGACCTTCATTCCATATCTCCGTGAGTTGGGATTTGGTTTTGAGTTTTTCAGGATTAAGAATTCGTATTTCACTTTCTGGTAAATAAATTCCTTTTAATTTGGGGTCGCTTACCAATGATTTTGTAAAATCAATAGCATCATAGTTATTATCTCTCGCATATTTTATGATATTTACTTCATTCCTATCTGCTTTTATTTGACTTGCCGTAATGTTGTTCGCATCAAGAATTTTTGCATCTGGCGACAATCTTAATTCTTCACTAATCCCACCTTTATTATAACCAGCAAATCTGTCAGCAACTCCCTTATCTGTTGAAACGGAAATTCCAACCTTTTTACCCATAGTTAAATCTATTGGAGTTCCACCTCTAAATACAGGTGTCCCTTGTCCCTTCACAAACTCCTCCGCACTTTTATATTTGCGGGCTTCTGCCAGGATAGATTCCGTTCCACCTGGCGGAGGTGGAGTTACTCCCGTCACTCCATCTATCTGTTTTCTATTCTGATTTATTGCGTGAGCACCGGCTCCGATTCCGGCACCGGTTAATCCTCCGACTCCGGCGGTCATAAGTATCTGTCCGCTTGTAAAATAATCCTTACCGGCCTGGATTGCCTTCTGTCTATCGGCTTCGGTTTTCGCTTCAAGATAGTCGTTGCTCAATTTCAAAAGGTCCTGGGCCACTTCAGTACCACCCTCTGCAACGAATGTTTGTTTAATAGTTGATAATAAAGACTTAGCCGGAGCTTTGAATATGGACTCAATTGTTTTTCCAAGGACCCTGTCAAGAACAACGTCGACTTCGACGTTAGTTAAACTTGTTACCTCTCCCTTATTTTCTATTTGGTCACCGGCAGAAAGAGTTGCCCAATATGCGTATGATAGTGGCTTGCCCACATACGGAACATAGTTCAATGCTACTCCAATCAATGTCTGAGGAATAGTACTCTCCAATTGGTAATAAAATTCTTTCAACTTAGAGGTATTGCCAGCTTTCGCTGCCTTATTCGCTTCGTATACCTCAGTAAACGTATCTCCAACCTGCGGAATATCGATAGGAGAGTTAGGCATATCTGCTAATGCCTTAGTAAACGGACTCCTACTACCCATTAACTGAACGGCAGACCTAATCTGCATCCCAATATTGGAAGTTCTTTTTTCTACGTCCACTATCACCGGACTAATCTTGGGATTATTCATTATTGATAGTGCCGATTTCTCTACAGCATCGTTAACCTGCCCAGTATCAACCGGAAGTCCTTTTATCGGGTTAAACACGTGTCCGAAAAACTTTTTAGCTGAATCTTTCAAAACTCTGCCGACCAGTCCGCAGGCTGTCCATTCAACCCAAAATAGTCCTCAACGCTTTGCGGGAGAACGGCTTTTGCCGCCTTTTTCCAGAAACTTTCCTGCGGCTTAGTATCTGCAACCTGTTGTACTGGAGTTTGTGGTGCTGGACTGGACTTAGGAATTGAGCTAGGTGAGGTGTCTTGACTATAAGCTAATTTAGTATCCTCTTCTTCTAGCCCACTAAACCTATTATTTGATGAACCTCCAGACAAACCACTAAATCTATTTCCTGTGGTCATATTTTTTTATTAAAAAATTGCGTTCCAAATTCCTCTAAAATATCCCTCCTTTTTCTTAGATTCCAAAGGAAGTTTTTCAATGTAATATTGCTTGACTGCTGATGATGCGTTCATAGCCGCTATTTCATCGGCTGCTTCTTCTAGCGATATTTCTCCGCTCTCAGCCCGTCTTATTAGATTGTCAAACGTCTTATCCATTGGATACGACTTATCGGTGGCGTAGTCATAATCGCTTGGGGTATTTATAAAGAAGTTCTTAAGGTCTTGGTCCATATCAGAAAATGCAGCGATACTTACCCTTGCCCTACCCGCACCCTCGTTCAATTGAGACTGAGTAAATAAATCGCTTCCGCTGGAACTATTTGTTCCGGTGGTGGCTCTCCACTGCCGTATGCTTTCATTGGTAGCGAATACTTGTTTTTCTTTCCAGGATTCTTCATCGGCCTTAGCCTTATCCTCAGCTTGCTTATCCTTCAATCTAGAAAATACATCATTCAATGCAGGGTCGTAAATACCGGCATAGGCTTTTTCAATTGCCCTTAATTCAGTAGGACTGTAAGCAATACCTGATTTATTACCAACTTTATACGGGTCAGTAGTGCCGGTTGCAATATCGTTTCTGGCGTTATTGAGATTCGTTGCCGTTGTATTCAATTGGTTAGCGGTCTTGTCGGGATTCGTCATAGCGTCGCCGGCATAGTTTGTAACCTGTCCGTTACCCTTAGGAATCTTATTAGCCAAATAAATTGCATACTCTTCCGGAGTCATTATCTCTCCGGTCTTTGGGTCTCGGTATTTAGCGTACAAATCAACCTTGGTTTTCGCTGGTGCCGCCGGAGTTTGTGCACTTCCAAAAAGGGGATTGGACTGTACCGGAGCCGGTGGAGTGATTTTTGTATTCAAAGACGGATTATAACTACCTCCACCGTTGGGGAGGTTGTAGGTCGGAGTACCGCCAGTATTTAATACTTGGTCGCCGTGAAAATATTTGTTTAAAATCGACATATTAGTATTGATTAGTATATCCCGTGGACAGTAACTTATTTCCCTTATTCCAAAGGTATCCGGCAGCTCTCTTTTTTGCCTCCGCACTTCTCTCGGTATTTACGGTTCCCTGGAAGTTGTAACCGCTCGGATTATAGGCACTCGATAAACTCGAAGAGCCTACCCCGCCACTAGCCACGTTGGCATTGAACGTGTTACCGCCCAGGTTATAATAACTGCTAAGGCTAGACATTGCCGGTGCCCCGTATCTATATTGAAAATCATTAGCTGTTGAAGCGATATTTCTCCCCACCGCAGCTTGCTTGTAAGCTTGGTCCTGGGCGTATGCCCGTTCCAGGCTTCTTTCTTTCTGAGCTCTGCTGCCGGAAAATAGAACACCGGCATCTGCGGCATCCTTGTCGAGCTTTGTTTTATCTGCTTCAAATCCCTGTGCGGAATTTATTAAATAGTTCTGATAGTCGGCTTGTTGCTTAGCCAGGTCTGACTCTGCATCAGCCGTCTCCTTTGCCTGCTGGGCCTCATAGAATAATTTATTATCCTCCATCGCCTGAGTGAGAGCGGCCTGCTGGTCTTCAGCACTAAACGGCTGGCCTGCTGAATCCACTATATTGCTAAAATCACCGGTTTCCAGGGCACCTACAATGTCTTCCAGTGAACTTCCACCACTTGCCAAATTAACAATAGCTGGGTTTTTACTGGCAGCTTCTTTGTATGAAGCGTCCACAGACTCCTGGGTTTCTCCCTCAGCGTTGCCCCCAGTGGACGATTGTCCACCAGAAGCAACGGCAATGGACCTCGGTCCCCAATATCCAGGACCCGAAGTGTTATCTACGCCGTTAGATACTTGCCACTTTTCTACGGCTGCTTTTGTTTGCGGACCATAAATACCAGGACCGGTAGCAATCTGTGCTGCGGTTAAAAATCCCTGCTCTAAAAGGAACTGCTGAAGTTGCGACACATCGGCTCCTCTTTGACCTGGCTGTAATGATTTTGTGGGGTACATATATATTTATTATATTACTTTTTCGTACTTTTTAAAAGGTAAATACTGTTTGCCAACTCCCATTGCCATACATCCTTAACGTATTTGAGTCTGAATTATAGTAACAGGCTCCATTTTGAGAAGCATAGCCGGCTGCCTGTGCCCCAGTCAAAATGGGGAGATATAGTAATCCATTACTGATACTGGTTCCCTGCGTTGAACATTTCAGTTTTTCTGACGTATTAATATTGAAATAGTGATAAGAAGTGGAATTATAAATCATCTGATTGTCGCCACCCCAAATCTCTTGTGCCGTTGCGGACGTTGAGTCAAAATAACAGCCATCTGTAAACCTAGCCTTTTCCGTAGTACTATTCGGAATACCAACATTGAACGCCCCTCTGCAGGAGATGCCTTCATTGAACACAGTTTGTGAACCATCTAAGATAACTACATTTTCGTTATTGGCAGTGTAAAAATAGTGCCTTCCCCCGATTGCGTTGTAGCCCATATATCCGGAAGAGTCTGCCCAGATTTTTCCACGAATGGTTCCACCGGTCGACTTCCAATTTAATAAGGACGTTGTCGTCCCCGTACCTCCGGAAGAACTTTCAATAATAGTAATAACACCTGGGGTACTTGTTGCACCAATGATAATCGAACCCGAGGTAATCGTGTCGGCACTGATGTTTGAAATATACGCACCGCTAATGCTTGAGCCAACTCCGGCGGTTATTGCTCCAGAGAACGACCCTGTTGCCGCAGAAAGTGCTCCTTTGAAATACGAATTGCCAGAAGCGTCTATTGCAAAATTAACTGAACGGATTGAACCATCATCCAGGTCTATACGCATACCGGCTGTTGAATAGTTGCCAGACGTATATGCATAGTTGGTTGATTCAATATCTCCGGTTCTAACGTGGGCACCGTTGATTGTAGTGACGCCGGCATTTACATCAGCCGCCGCACCACCGCTAGCTATTTTTCCACTAGGGTCATATCCGGCAGAAAAAGTTGTTGACCCGCTTATACTAATCTTAGAAGCAGCTATATTCAATACCTCTCCCGAAGCGTTTATTGTCGCAATAATACTTCCGGTTCCGGATGCAGAATATAGCGGAGTAAAACTTAATTGAGTAGTGGTTATTGAGCCACTTGTTATTTTTGAGGCATCGATTGTATTGGCGATAACATTATCCCCAACAATCTGCGTGGCTTCTGAGAGCATATAGGTAGCTGTAACCGCCGCATTTTGAGCCACAGCAATTAAAACCTTACCCAGTCCAACGGCAGTGGAGGATGTAGTAGTTTTTTGATATGCAGTTTCAGACACATTCAAGTCCAGATAAATATACGT